TTGTAGAACTTAAGAAATTAGATAACGATTTTGAAGTTAAGATGAAGGAATTAGATGTAGATCTATTTGCATTAGAAACAGCAGACATACAAAGTGCTAGATCTATGTTTTCTAAAGATTGGACAGCTAGAATTATAGGTATAGCTGTTATTGGTGGATTTATGGGTTATATCTTTTTAGTTACTATCCAACCACCAGAACAAAACAGCGAAGCATTAATTAATTTGGTACTCGGTTACTTAGGTGGTTTAGCTTCTGCCATCATATCTTTCTACTTTGGCGCGTCACACTCTAGCGATGATTAAAGAATTTACAGCTCACCTCGTAGAGTTTGAAGGTTTACGTTTGATGCCTTATCACTGCACAAGTGGCAAACTTACTATTGGCGTAGGCCGTAATTTAGACGATAGAGGTATCACAGAAGATGAAGCAATGATTCTCTTGGCTAATGATATAAAGATTGTCCAAGAAGAATTAATTGCTCGATGGGATTGGATGTCAGATCTGCCACCTAGGGCGCAGATGGTGATGATGGATCTGGCATTTAATATGGGCGTTCCAGCCATATCAAACTTTCAAAATATGCTCAGAGATCTTAAGAATGGGGAATGGGAAAAAGCCGCGATTAACTTGCTAGATAGTAGGTACGCGCAACAGGTAGGAAGAAGGGCAATATATAACGCGCATCTGTTGGAAACTGCGGATGATCATACATTGCCCTCTAAGGTTATAGAGTAGTTATCTTATGTAAGCAGATGGCATATCTGCCGTCTTGTTGCTTCCTAGTGTGAATCCTATATTCAAGATTTAGATCCTTTTTATAGCAAGCAAGCCGAAGACCGCTATAAGCTTTATGTTCAAGATTTATGATAGTTTTGCCTTTTAACAATTCATCTATAAAGCCTTGATATTTTGATCTAGGCGGTAATGGTTTATCTGATGTTTCAATTTTCATTACTTACTTCCTTAATTGATATTGAATTAGATCTAACTGTGTAACCTGGTTCTTCTGGAATAATCTTAGAAGGTTTAGGTTTAACAGTACGCATGCCCCATTTGACTATATAAGTGGTGTCATTTGTCGCAATAGATCCTGTGAGGTTGTCTTGCATAATACCCATCAAACTAATTTGGGCATCTTCTTTAACGTTTTGCCAATGCTTGATGCTTTTACAAGCCTGTTGATATAAATCTATGAAATCCATTGCATCATCATTTAGATCAACATGTTTATCATTAGTTTCAGGGTAAACGGTGCTTGCATCCTTTGGACTCTCAGGAGGAAAGAAATCTTCTTCCTTAACTCTTCTATCCATATCCTTAACGAGAGTGTGTATCTCAGCAACCATTTCTTCATTGCGTGGATATATAAAATATCGCCAATAAATACTTTGGTAGCAAACTACCAAAATACCGTATTGGGCATCTTTTATATCCATCAAACCTTGCAGTTGCATTGGACCGCGCCAACTAGGTGGTTCGTCTTCTGGATAAGCAGATGTTAGTTTGCACTCCATAACACCTTCACCATTAAGCCATATTTCCTTATCATCGTTCATAACGTATATGCCTTTAGATACATCTTCCTTGATAGTAATGCCATCAGGTTTGATAACCGCACAAGTACCATCGAGAGATCCTTGTAGTGGTATTTCTGTATGTCGTATGGGTTCTGCTATATCTACATCAAAAATACCAATGCCTAGTTCACGGCAAGCCGTAGTAAGTAACACAGGCTCTAGCGTGTCACCTCTAGACATGATTGCAGTCTGCTCAGTTCGTACATTCTCACCACGTTTAGCAAGGATCATTTCGCCCAAGAGATCTACTCTAGATTTCCAAGGGTTAAGACCTGACGCCGTAGCAAGAATAGAACACGACATTTCGTGATCATTAGTTAATTTACCTACCATATTTAATCCTTGCTAACTCGTCTTGTAATTCGCGGACTGAGGTTGTTGATAGAATGGGTTTTGTCCAAATCTCGGTATATCCGTTTTCGTTCTTACGAATCTCCAAGACTGAATCTATTGGGACACCTTTGCGACCTTGTCCAAGTACGTATGGTTTTATAGTCTTTGACATATTTTCTCCTTTTAAAAGTTAATTGCGTATAAAAAAACATTTACGGTCATTACTACGCCTAGCAATGTGTAACATACAATTTGCAAGATTAAATCTTGCTTTTGTTTTGGTGATCTTCTCATAATTTTTTTTCTACATTAAAAAATATTGCTTTTTATATTGATCTCTTAGATTACCCTCTTTGTTAAAAATTTTAAAAGATGTGCCACCTACACCATTCTTTTTTATTTTTGCGTTAGGTAAAGCATTGTGTCTTTTCATGTCTAGAAATTTGTATTCAAATCTAGAATTTTCTCCCCATTCATCTTTTACAATATTGGTAATTTCTACAATGCTATCTCTTATTTCCCATTCGCTAACTTTAGAGTTGCCCCAAAGTCTCTTTTGTTTCAATCTTAATTTGTTACCTATTTGAATATGATTTTTTTGTAAATTCATTTATTTAATCCTTTTTGTTTCTCTTTCTTCAACTGCTTCCCAAACTTCACCAAATCTATCTAACCACTCTCGTTGTTTATCAGTTTTATAATTACCACACATACGAGATTCAAGTGCGCACATGTGTTCTAATTCATTATTTTCATAAAATTCAAAAAGTATGTCGCACATATAATTGAATAAAGTAAAGTCTCTTTCTTTAAAATGTTTCATTAGACTTGCTCCTTACTTTCTAAAATAAACGTTCTTAGCATCGTCAAGAGACAATGAATTTAGCACAACTGGATTTACCATCTTTTCGTTTTTGGCGATAGCGTTAGTAACACCACCAATAACTTCTGTTTTTGCTCTGCCTTTGTATTTAGAAAATTTCCATTGATAAACCTCACCCTCCTCACAATTATCGTCCATAACAATAACGCTTTTGTTAAGTAAGTTTTTGAGGTGCTTGTTGTCTAAGAAGTCAGTAACCAAGTTAGATATGTGCATTTCTAAATCTGTGTCTTGCTCCTCATCTCCAAACGATGTTTGAGTTTCAAACGTCCACTTAGGTAGGTTTGCTTTGCACCACTCATCTAACTTTCTTTCAGTTTTCATATCGAAGTCGTAGTCATGGCAACCGCCAATCCCTCTGTTAGATACTCTACCAACCCTCTTACCATCTGCATAAAGACTTGCTTCAAAGCAGTATGTTTCTTCGCTCATGCTTTCGTAATGTTTTACGTTTTTTAATGTTATAACCATTAGTTTCTCCTTTGTTGTGTTTCTATTTGTTACCCTTTGTAGTTGTACAATGGACTAATTTCATATACTTTGCAACAAGTATTAGTAATTAATAGATTATATAAATTATGGAAAATAAAACGATACAAAAACTGTCACAGCTCTATGTTGATGAAACATTGCATAAAGATATAAAGGGATTGGCCAGGTTAAGACAGCAAGACATAAAGGTTGTCGTAACTAACCTATTTAAAGCTGAGTTTAAAACAGATCATTTCTTTGCGTTCTGCAAGGGTAAGTTTTCTGAATACCTAAAAGAAAAGAGTGCCTTTGGTGAAAGAGACATTATGGACTTTGACGGTTATTGCGCTACGCACCTGGAGTATCTTAAAGATGAGTTTCACAAATCTTTGTAGCCTAAATTTTATACAATCTAAAGGTGTGTATTATAAATGTTAAAACATTTAGATCTTTTCTCAGGCATTGGCGGTTGGACTTTAGGCTTTCATGCTACAGAGAAAATAGAAACAGTAGGGTTTTGCGAAATAGAAAAATATCCACAACAGATACTAAAACAACACTACCCCGGCACACCAATATTTGATGATGTAAGAAAATTAGATTATGAACAACTACGAACAACAGGACTTATTTCAGACACCCAAAGAATCGACATCCTTACTTGCTCCTACCCTTGTCAACCGTTTTCCGTTGCAGGCAAGAAAAGGGGCGAAGAAGATCCAAGACACCTCTGGCCAGAAGTACATAGACTCATTAGAGATGACAGGATTCGTCCAATGTACGTTCTTGGAGAAAACGTTGGTGGACATATTAGACAAGGTCTCGACACCGTATCAGAGGACATGGAGCGTTGTGGTTACAGATGGCGGTGTTTTAGTATCGAAGCAGCGTGTATCGGAGCTAACCACAAAAGACAAAGAGTCTGGTGGATCGCAGAAGATATGGCCAACACCTACTCAGGACATAGTAAGGAAAAGAAAAGAGAAGTACGCACAAGGGGGCAAGCCTCTGACAATGGCAGTACAGGAGGAGGAACAGAAAATGTGGCCGACACCAAGAACAAGGGACTACAAGGGAGGAAGCGGAACAGTCAAGGAAAAGGACGGCAAGTATTATCGTCAAAGCCACACAACAGGAGCAAAATTCGGAGTAACACTAGATGCGCTAGTGGAGTACCAAGAGAAACAAAAGATGTGGCCGACACCAATAGTAGGAGACGCACACCTATCATCGAAACCAGAGGTAGCAATAAAAAGAATAAAAGAAGGCAAGATCACATTGAGCAGAGCATTACAGTCAAAGATGTGGCCGACTCCAACAGCAAACGAAGAAGCCGCAGGAACATCAAAGGGCAAAATGCAGAAGATGTTAGGCAATCATCCAAAAGTGCGTTCGCAAGGAATTGGGACGTTGAACCCAACGTGGGTAGAGTGGCTAATGGGGTTCCCAATAGGGTACACAGACTTAAAGCCCTCGGAAACGCAATAGTACCGCAGATGGCATATTACATAGGACAAGCATTGATAAAAGATTTCCAACATAAAAATCATAACTAAATATAGGAGTGTAAAACATGATAGATATGAACGAAGGCGAAAGCCAAGCTAAGTGGGTGAGCTATAAACCCCAAAAAGATGAATGGGTGTATAACGATGGAGAGGTTGAAGACAGCAACCCTTCTTTTATATTTGATTTTTTAAACATCAAAGCAGGATGGGGCAAACTTCAAGCAGGTTCGCCACCAGAATATCATTGGTGGGCAAATAGAAATATTAAGGAGCCACAACCAAGCGAGGAGCATAAGAAGGCACTAAGTGTAGATCTGTATTTCAATTCAGAACACATGAAAGGTGTTTATTCCTGGACTACTAACGCTAATGGTCCTGTAACTGGATTACTAACTATTTACGCAAAGATCTTTGAAGAAATGAAAGCGCATATTGATAAGCTACCTGTGTTGAAGTATGTCGGATCTGAGGAGAAGAAGTTCAGCGTAGGATCTACCAGGATCCCACAGTTTGAGATAGTTAAGTGGGTTGATAGACCAGGTGATTGGGGTGCAGAAGAAGCCGCACCTGAACCTGCTCCTGAACCT